CTCACATACAAAAGATTTCAGTATCACTGTTGAATTTTTAACTGGCGCATTTAAAGACGGTAAGTCGTCAGTAAAGTCAAAATTAAAGGAACTACAAGACGCTGGATATTTAGAAAAAGAGCGAGTTAAAGGCGATAATGGACTGTTTATAGGATACAACTATATTCTAAGATTAGAACGTGAAGCCGAAAATCGGACCGCACAGTCTACGTGCAGCACAGATTACGTGCAGACGGAAAACCAGCCGCACAGAAATCGACCACAAAGTAATATTAATATAAATAATACTAATAAAAAAGAAATACTACATTCTTCGCAAAAAAGCGCCACTTACTCAAAGATTGTTAAAGACGCTTTTCCGCATTTTAAAGATTTATTTTTAGGCGCCATACTTCCAAAAAATAAAAGCCAGGAAACAGCCTGGTTAAATGCTTTACAGTTCTTGGAGCGTAATGGTTATAATTTGCGAGATTGTTACGCTGCTATCAAATGGGCCAGACAAGACCCTTTCTGGGAGCCTAACGTATTATCACTTCCACCACTAACTAAAGCTAAAGGAGGCGTTAGAAAACTAGATAATATCCTGGCTAAGTATAAAGCAGTCCAGAAAGAACAAAGTAGACCAGAGGCTATGCAGAAATTAAAATATGCAGAATGGACTATTAAGCCTAACGCTTTAGGAGAATTAGAGCTGTATGCACTATCTAAAGGCGAAGTGATTAATGAGTTTATAATGCATCAGTCTCTAGGAATCACAAAAGATGAAATAAAAAAAATAAAGGAATATTTAAACTATAATTAAAATATTTTTTAAATTAGCTACTCTTAAACTTGAAAACTATGTACATTAAAGAACTCCAAGACCTTGGTATTGAAATCAAGGGTAATGCTACTGGCGACATAAAAACACAATGTCCAAAATGTAGTCACGACAGAAAAAATAAACGAGACGTTCCGCTGTCGGTAAATCCAGAAAAAGGGATTTATAACTGTCACCACTGCGGTTGGTCTGGAACTGTAAAATTCAAACCAAAACAAGAATATATTAAACCTCCAGAAGTTGAGGTTAATCTAGGCGCTAATGTAATTAACTGGTTTAAGTCCAGGGGAATTTCAGAGCCTACACTAGCGCACTGGAAAATAGGAGAATCAACAGAATGGATGCCACAGACTGGAACTAAAAGAAATACTATAAATTTCAACTACTACAGAAACAAAGAACTAGTAAACGTCAAATACAGAGATGCAGAAAAAAACTTTAAACTGGTTTCTGGAGCTGAACTTATTTTTTATGGACTAGATAATATCAAAGAGCTAGACACGGTTTACATAGTAGAAGGCGAAATGGACGCTTTGAGTTTACACGAAGCTGGTATTTATTCTGTTTGTTCTGTACCTAATGGAGCTAGCAAAGGAAATCAGCGACTAGAATACTTAGACAACTGCTGGGAATCATTTAAAGACAAAACTGAAATAGTATTATGCACTGATAACGACAGTCCAGGTTTAGCATTACGTAAAGAATTAGCCAGAAGGTTTGGAGCCTACAGATGTAAATACGTTAATTTTGGCGATTTTAAGGACGCTAACGAGGTTTTATGTAACCAAGGTCCAGAAGCACTAAGAAAGCTCGTTAGAAGCGCTAAAAACTTCCCTTTAGAGGGTATTTTAGATGTTTCTAGTATCTGGAATAGCGTTTTGAACTATAACGAAAACGGAATTAAGAATTATTCCATAGGATTAGGCGGTTCAGACGATTATTTTAAACTAGCGTTTGGAGAATGGACCGTTTTAACTGGTATTCCTAACAGTGGTAAATCTGATATTATAGACCAGATATGTGTTAATATGGCGCTCAGATACGGTTTTAGAACTGCTATGTTTGCACCAGAGTCATTTCCTTACGAAGGACATATTAAGCGAATAGCTAACAAGTTAAATGAGCGTAACTGTAACAATGACCAGCTCAACCAAACCAAAGATTTTATAGAAGAGCATTTTTACTGGGTTAAAATTGACCTGGATAATTTAACGCTACAAGCTATTCTAGACCATTTTAGGCAGCTTGTATTCCAGAAAGGAGTTAATCTACTGGTTATAGACCCTTGGAATATGTTAGACCATTCAGCGCAACGTGACCACAGCTACATAGGTGTTATATTGTCTAAAATTACAGAGTTTTGTCAGCAGACTAATACGCATTTATTCCTGGTAGCGCATCCAAAGAAGCTGGAGAAAAACCAGGGGAAATATGCAGTTCCTGGACTTTATGATATTTCTGGTTCTGCTGACTTTTATAACAAGTGTTATAACGGTATAGTATGTTATAGGCACGTAGGAGTTAGAACTAGTATAGGTTCTGATTTAGTAGAGGTTTTTGTAGAAAAGGTTAAACGAAAAGAAAACGGTGGACTGGGTAGCTTCGAAATAGCTCCAGATTTTAATAATGGCGGTATTTACGAACCAGCTAATGAAAACGATAAAATATTTGACGCTGTACCTAAGCCAGAACCAGCTCCTAAAATTGATATTAAGCATTTAGAAAACGACCTTAAAAAAATTCCTTTTTAAAATGATACTAGACAGAAAAGCGCAAAAATGGTGCAACTCTAGAGGCATAAGAGTTTATCCAAGACCAGTAGCAAATTCAGAAGGTTTAAGTAGACCTAACATTAACCTGGTGATTGATTTTAAAAGTAATTACAAAGTAGGTACAGAAGTGTACAGCCAGGATAAAGACGGACAAAAAAAGTATGTCGAAAAAATTGACGAACTTTATAACTATCTTTACAACAGATACAAAGACGAATTATAATGGATTTTTACTTTAGCATTTTTAAAATTTATGGAATTACTTTAGGGTTTCAATATGTTACTGGAGCTGTAGAGGAATTTGAAATAGAAGAAAATGTTAGAGCATTACAATTATATTTTTTTGTAATAGGAATTAGTATAGAATGGAGAGTTTAATTAGAAATAGCAACTTAACGAAGCAAGGCCTAGATTTTACTGGCTTACAAAATGGCGCTATTCATCCAAGCGACATAGACGCTGTTTTAGAGTTTGATAATGAAGCTCTAATACTTATAGAAGTTAAAAAGCAAGGTTCTAAAATACCGTTAGGGCAACGTCTGCTCCTGGAGCGTTTATGTAATTCCTGGCACACTAAAAAAGCTATAGTGTTATACGTAACACATAATTTTAAAGATGAAACAATAGACATACCTATTGAACAGTGCAAAGTATCTGCTGCTTACTACGGTAGAGAATGGACTGTAAAACCTAAAATACCATTACCAGAGGCTCTAAATAAATTAGGAAAGTCCTGGGATATAGATAAATTAAAATTCTAAAAACCACAACGTTCTTTAAACCTAACAATAATTATTAATCATTAAATAAACGTTGTTTTGTTATTTTCTATTTAGCAATTGCGTAGTTTGGTGGAGTCTGCGCATTTTTTTTATAATTTTGCATTATGTCAACGAACAAAAAAACACATATTAAAAAGGAATCTACACAGTTAAGAACTAAGCGCAACAAGGCAGCACTGCTGAAAGCATTAGTAGAATGTAGAGGTATTGTTACAGATGCTTGTAAAGCTGTTGGAGTTGGTAGAAGGTTATATTACGACTACTATAACAACGACCCAGAGTTTAGAGCTGAAGCTGACGATGTCCAGGAGGTAGCTATAGACTTTGTAGAAGGTAGACTGTTTGCTCAAATAGAGGACGATGTACCAACTTCTACTATATTCTATTTAAAAACTAAAGCAAAGCACAGAGGATACATAGAACGCCAGGAGGTATCACACCAGGGAGAGATACCAGTAGCAGCTAAACTATCTGACGAGGCTAAAAAGAAAATAGACGAGACTTTAGAGGACGAGTACTAAATGCATCCACTGACCAGCATCATAAAGGAGAAATGCGAGGACTCACTACTTTTTTTTACCAGGTATTTATTTAAAGAGCATACTGGAAACAAGTTTGAAGTAGCAGAGTTCCATAAGACCCTAGCAGAGACGCTAGAGGCAGTCCATAGAGGCGAGATAAACCGTTTAATAATAAACATACCACCAAGGTATGGTAAGACTGAAATAGCGGTTAAAATGTTTATAGCTTGGTCCTTGGCTAAAAATCCAAAGGCTAAGTTTATACATTTGTCTTATTCAGATTCACTAGCGCTAGATAACAGTAGCCAGTCAATGGAATATATCCGTTCTGACGCCTACAGCTCCATCTGGCCAATAAAATTAAAAAATGATTCGCAAAGTAAAAAGAAATGGTACACAAAAGAAGGAGGTGGTGTTTACGCTACTAGTTCTGGTGGTGCTATTACAGGTTTCGGTGCTGGCAACGGTGGTGCTATCATTATTGACGACCCTCTTAAACCAGATGATGCTTTAAGTGACGTTAAACGCTCTTTTATTAATAACCGATACAATACCACTATACGGTCCAGGGTAAACGATAGAAGCGTTCCCATTATTGTAATTATGCAGCGTCTACACGAGGACGATTTAAGTGGTTATTTATTAGACGGTGGTTCTGGAGAAGATTGGCATCATTTAAAATTTAGCGCCATAGAAAATAAAAAAGCACTATGGCCATCTAAACATTCGTTTAAAGAGTTAGAAGCTATACGACAAGCTGACCGTTATACGTTTGCTGGGCAGTATATGCAGGAACCAGCTCCAGAAGAAGGTGGAGAATGGAGAAAAGATTGGTTCCAGGTGATTAATAAAGCAGAGGTTCCTGGAGATATTAACTGGGAAATGTTTATAGATGGCGCTTATACTAAAGATACTAGAAATGACCCTACTGGAATCCAAATAAGCGGTAAATCTGGAGACAATCTATACATACTTAAATCTATAGATAAGTATTTAGAGATGCCAGAGTTAAAGCAGTTTATAAGCGCTTTTATACAAACTTGTGGAGTTAAAATAAATCAAATATTAGTAGAGCCTAAAGCATCTGGCAAATCATTGGTACAGCTTATAAGACGTGAAACTAACTACCCAGTAAGCGAACTAAAAACAGATTTTGTGAAATTCTCTAAAATAGAACGAGCTAGAGCGTCAAGTCCATTTATTGAAGGCGGAAGGGTATATCTAGTTGACGACAACTGGAACGAGGCTTATTTACAACAAGTAAGCACGTTTCCTAACGCTAAACACGATGAACACATTGACGTTACAGCGTATGCAATAGAGCGCAATTTAATTAAGGCGTTTTTTGTAGTTTAAATTTCGTATTTTTACAAAAATTTTCTTATAGGATATGGCTTCATTATTAGACAGAATAAAATCACTTGTAGTAAAACAAGCTCAAAACACAAATGCAGAGTATAACAAGGCGCTCTATAACTGGCTAGGTAACTCTATTGTCTGGAACGCAGCAAACGATGAAACATTTATAGCTGAAGGATACCAGAAGAACTCTACAGTATTTTCAATAGTAAACTTAATCAGTAAAGCCGCTACTACAATCCCATTTCAAGTCTATGAAGTAACTAATAACGAAGCTGCAAAAAGTTACAAATCTATGACTTCTGGATATATGGACTCTACGGTAATGCATAACGCTAGAGTACTGCGTAAACGTGCATTTATACCAGTAGAAGATTCCAAATTACAGAAACTATTAGAACGTCCTAATCCAGCGCAATCTTATAACGCCTGGTTAACTGAAATTATTTCTTTTGGATGTTTGACTGGAAACCGTTATATCTACGGAATTGGACCAGATACTGGAGCTAATGCTGGACGCTATACTGAATTATATGTACTACCGTCACAAAATGTAGAAATAGTATCAAATGGTATTATGGAGCCAGTAAGCGCCTATAGATTAAAATACAATGGACTATTTGAAACAGACGCTGATTCTGTTTGTCATATCAAAAACTTTAATCCAGACTATGACGGTTCTGGTTCACATTTGTACGGACAATCACCGTTAAGAGCTGGTTTACGTTCACTTACAACTAACAACGAAGCGATTACTACTGGAGTTAAGTATTTACAAAACCAAACTGCTAGAGGTGTATTAATGTCTGAAGATGGCGATATAAACGAAGTTCAAGCGCAACAATTAAAAGATAAGTTTAGACAGAACCACCAAGGTTCTGGAAACGCTGGAGACGTTGTTATTTCACCTAGAAAATTATCCTGGATTAACTTTGGTTTACCAGCTAGTGATTTGTCACTTATAGAGCAGTATAACGCATCTATCAAAGACCTTTGTAACGTTTATAAT